GGGCAAAAAGAACTTGATGATATTATGGAAAAAATGTCCAGTACATATGAACTTCCTCCATTAGATATGATTGGTTAAGAATATGTTAAATCCATTTTTTTTACAAGGATCTAAAGGTGAACAAAATTTAGTTCAGGATTTAATAAATGAACAAATTAAAATGTATGGTATTGATGTTCATTATATACCTAGAAGATTTGTAACTAAAAAAACAGTAATAGAAGAAGTTATTCAATCTAAGTTCGATAGTGCATTTCCCATTGAGGCATATTTGATTTCATATGATGGATATGGTGGACAAGGAACACTTCTATCTAAATTTGGAATTCAAGATGTTGATGAATTAATATTAGTAGTATCTAAGGAAAGATTTGAGACTTATATAGCACCATTAATTAAAAATTTACCAAATATTGAATTATCAACAAGACCAAAGGAAGGTGATTTAATTTATTTCCCTTTAGGTGATAGGATATTTGAGATTAAATATGTTGAGCACGAATCGCCATTTTATCAATTACAAAAAAATTATGTTTATGAGTTAAAATGTGAACTCTTCAGATATGAAGATGAAGATTTTGATACTGATATTGATCAAATTGATGATAATATAGTTGATCAAGGATATACAAAAACATTTACAATGGTTGGATCTGGATCAACTGCTACTGCAGTTACAAGTGTTGTAAATGGAGCAGTATCCTATATTTCAATTACTAATAGAGGAAGAGGGTATACAAGTACACCAACTGTTGCAATTTCAAGTTCACCTTCTCCTGGAGGAACTGCTGCTGGAATTGCAACTCTAATTACTGGTATTGTAGATTTATGTGATCCTACAGGAACGGGATATAGAGTTCAAGGAGTTCAACTTACAAATCCTGGGTATGGGTATACTATTTCACCAAAAGTTGCGTTTTATGGTGGTGGAGGAGAAGGTGCCGAAGCAGTATCATACATTTCTGATGGATCTATAGGTATTGTTACAGTAACAAATGGTGGTTCGGGATATATAACAGCACCTCAAGTTTCTGTTGTTGGATCTTCTGCAACTTCTGCCGAGGTATATTCATCAATTACGAATGGTATAGTTACTTCAGTGACCATTGTAAATAGTGGTGCTGGATATACTGAATCACCTACATTTATATTCAGCAATCCATATATGGTAGGTTTTGGTACATATCAATATAATGAAACTGTAATAGGTTCTGCTTCAAGCACAACCGCTAAAGTTAATTCTTGGAATGCAAATACTAATATTTTAGAGTTGATGAATATATCTGGTGATTTTGAAAATGATGAGCTTGTTGTTGGTCAAGAATCTCAAGCAGTCTATAAAATTAGGATCATTGAAGAATTTGATATTACAGATCCATATTCAAGTAATGATGAAATAGAAGAAGAATCTGATGCAATTATAGATTTTAGTGAAGTAAATCCATTTGGTATGCCTTGATACTGATTTAATTTGTTAATAAATAATTAATAGTGGGAGACTATCTATGTTTGAGTATTTTTATCACGAAATTATAAGAAAAACTGTAATTGCTTTTGGCACTCTATTCAATAAGATACAAATCAGAAAAACAGATGATTCTGGAAATGTTGTATCTGTTATTGAAGTTCCACTAGCTTACGGTCCAACGCAAAAGTTTTTAGCAAGATTAGAGCAGTCTCCAGATTTAAACAAACCATTTCAAATGAATTTACCCAGAATGTCTTTTGAGATTTCTGGTATAAATTATGATTCAAGAAGAAAAACAACTGCAACGCAAACTTTTCTGTCACATAGTATATCAGATAAATCTGATATTAGAAAAGCATATATGCCTGTACCATATGATATTGATTTTGAATTATCAATAATGACGAAGCAAAATGATGATATGCTTCAAGTCATTGAGCAAATATTGCCATATTTTCAACCATCATATAATTTAACTGTTGATTTAATAGAGTCTATTGGAGAAAAAAGAGATATTCCAATTATATTGAATAGCATAAATATGCAAGATGATTATGAAGGTGATTTTTCAACAAGAAGAGCATTAATATATACTTTAAGATTTACTGCAAAAACTTATCTATTTGGGCCTGTTTCTACTGATAATGCAACTTCAGATATCATTAAAAAAGTTTCTATTGGTTTTGTATCTGGAGAGTCTAATAAATCCCCAACAAGAGAACTTACCTATACTGTAGAACCACAAGCAACTAAAAATTATACCGGAACTATAGTAACAAATATAAGCAATGATGTTGAAGTTTCAGATACTACTATTGAAGTAAATAGTGCTTCTGATATTTCTAGTAAATCATACATTACTATTAATAATGAAACTTTATATGTTAAGTCAAAAGTAAGTAACAAATTAACTGTTGAAAGAGGTCAATATAATACACCAATTTCACTTCACGTATCAGGATCTGAAGTAAAGTCAATAACAGCACAAGATAATTTACTTATAGAACCAGGTGATGACTTTGGATTTAGTGATTCTTTTGTTTAAGTTATGGAAAATTCAAAAAAATATAGTGGTCTAAATAAAGCCTTCAATATTGAAGATGATAGTATTGATGTGGAAGTTTTACCTAACTCAAATAACAATTCTTTAGGTGAATCTAGTAATAGTGAAGATTTAGTCAGTGATATAAAAAAAGACTATGAATATACTAGAGGAAATTTATATTCAATTATTGAAAAGGGTCAAGAAGCAATTAATGGAATTATAGAATTAGCTCAAGAAACTGAAGCTCCAAGAGCATATGAAGTTGCTGGTCAGTTGATTAAAAGTGTTTCTGACGCAACTGAAAAATTGATGGATCTTCAGAAAAAATTAAAAGATATTGATAATATTGGTAATAAAAAAGGACCAACAAATGTTACAAATGCACTTTTTGTTGGATCAACAGCAGAACTATCAAAACTTTTAAAACAAAATTTAAATAACGATAATGATGATATTTAATAAATAAAGAAAACTATTAAAATGAACGAAGATCTTGGAAATTGGTTTTCAAAATCTCATCCAGAAGGGAATTGGAAGAGATATAATACTAAAGGTGAGGCGATTGGACCTTGTGCTCGTGAACCTGATGAACCAAAACCTAAGTGTCTATCAAATGAAAAAGCAGCAAAAATGTCTAAAGGTGAAATTGCTTCTGCTGTAAAAAGAAAAAGAAAAAAAGACCCAGTAGCAGATCGCAAAGGAAAGGGGGGAAAACCTAAAATGGTTTCTAATAAAATTAAAGAGGAAGTTGAAGACATTAGATATTGTCCGATGTGTAAAAAGAAAGAGAGAAGATATGAGTGTTCATATGGTCCAAAAATGTGGGATGCAGTAACAATATCTACACCAGATTTTTCTATGGAAGAAGAAAAGAAACAACCAGATCACGAACATTCAATGATTCGTTCCGAACTTGAGACAATTAGAAAAGCGGTAGATCGTCTCAAGTCAAAAATGAAGGGAGAGGGAAATGTAGAGGCTTGGGTTCAATCTAAAATCACAAAAGCAGCAGATTATATTGATTCAGCAGCTGATTACATTGATAGTGGTGAGCATAATGTTCACGGATCTATGGATGAAGCAAAAAAAGATCCTTGCTGGAAGGGATATAAGCAAGTAGGAACTAAAAAGAAAGGTGGCAAAGAAGTTCCTAATTGTGTTCCTGTAAATGAAACATCTTTTGAAATTGGGCATACACCTGCAGATGTAAGGAGGGCAGAAAAGATGAAAAAAATTAGTGTTCTTACACAAAAAGGTTCTACTGAGGGTGAAAGATCAGCAGCTGCTCGTAAAGCAGGAGTTTCTTTACCATCATTGAAAAATGAAGAAATTTCTCTTGTAGATAAAATTACACTTGAGATGGAATCGGAAGTTCTTAATGAGAAGAATGTTCCAACAAATCCTTCTTTATGGGCAAAAATGAGGGCAAGAGCAAAATCAAAATTTGACATAGATCCTTCTGCCTACTCTAATGCTTGGGCTGCGAAAGAATATAAGAAGGCAGGTGGAAAATGGAAATCTGTAGATGAAGAAATTGAAATTCAAGATGCATATGGGGAAACATTTGCAGTAATTGATGATGTAATCAAAGCAGATTTAATTGTTTGTGAAAGATGTGGTCAAAATCCTTGCATTTGTGATCAACTTATGGGATATAATGAAGTCAATGAAACTATAAGAATTCCATCAAAAACTGGAAATATTATTCTTGTAACTCTCAATTGGAGAGGAAAGTATTATGCGATAAAGATGTTCTTTCCACAGGTTTCTACTCCAACCAGAAGAGATGTTCAGGATCAAATTGATAAAGTATATCCTGGAGCAAGAGTTTTAGCATATAATATTTCAGATATTAAACCAGGTGAGCAGTTTTTACAAACTGAAGATTGGCAAAAAGTAAATCGTCAAGACAAAACTGATGGATTGAGTCAAAAAGCAGTGAATGCATATCGTCGTGAGAATCCTGGTTCAAAACTACAAACTGCAGTAACTGAAAAAAATCCAAAAGGAAAGAGGGCAGGTCGTCGTAAGTCTTACTGTAGCAGATCTGCTGGACAAAGAGATATGCACAATATTGATTGCTCTAAAACTCCAGATAAACCAATTTGCAAAGCAAGAAGAAGATGGAAATGCTAATTCATACCTTACAAGCAGCAATAGATTATTTAAAATAAAGAGGTAAGTAATGAAATCATTCAAACAATTTTTATCTGAAAGTGTTACTATACACGGGGATTTTAACGGAACTCTTAATGTCGGAAATGACCCAGTACATCAAAAAGTTGAAGAACAGTATAAATATATTGCTGATATGATATGGATGGGAAGTATCTATAGAATGGAATTAGAAAGAAAAGAATCATTAAGACTTCCAACAACTCAAGAATTAACAGAGCAACTTCAAAGTGAGTATCCTGGTGCAATTGTACAAAGAATTTATCCAGTAGAACCAAAACCAGAAGTAAATATTAAAGGCGTAAAAAGATATCATCCAGGAAAATTAGAGTGGATTTGATCTATGTCATTTAAAAATTATATTTGGGATGAACAGTTTGATTTAAATGTTTCTAGAGGAAAAGTTCGCGGTGCATCAACAATTCATAAATTTGGTGCAACACCATCTCAATCAACAAATACAACAGCAACTGTTTGGGACAAGGGAGATACTTTTTATCCTTGGAGTGCTTTTGATACTCCAGGTGTTCTTGTAGCGGCACAAGTTGGTGCAGGAGATAATGGTAAAGTTGTAACCATTGTAGGACTTGATGAAAATTGGGATGTGATTGAAGAAGACTTTATATTATCGAGTACAGAAACAGTTACTGGAACTAAGATTTTTAAAAGAGTTTTTAGGGGATATGTAAAATCTGGCACTTCAAATGTTGGGCAGCTTAATTTTTCAAGAGGTGGAATTCAAGTTCTTAGAATAATAGCAGGACTTGGACAAACTTTAATGGCAATATATACAGTTCCAAATGGATACACTGGATACTTATATCAGGGTGTTTGTAGTGCTCAGGCAGGTGCAGATGCTACTGGATTTATGATGGTGAGATACAATACAATTGGGCAGGCATTTCGAGTTGGTCATACTTTTGAAGTAAGTGGAAGTGGTGGTGAATACTTTTATAAATTTGCATTTCCAATAGAAATTCCACAACACTCTGATATTGATATAAGACTAACTACTAGAAGTAACAATGGTCGCTATACTGCAGCATTTGATATGCTGCTAATTAAAAATGAATTGTGAGGTAAATTATGTCTGATGTTTATTTGGGAAATCCGTTACTGAAGAAGGCAAACACTCCAATTGAGTTCACTCAAGAGCAAATTGAGGAGTTCATTAAGTGTCAGAATGACCCAGTTTATTTTGCAAATAATTATATTAAAATCGTATCACTAGATAAAGGTTTAACACAATTTCACCCCTATGAGTT